TTGAAAATACATCATTGTGACGATAAAAATATAAATATCACTTTTAGTTTGAATGAATTTAAAGCTCTTGTTACGAATTTATGTGATTATGGTGAATTACAATATTATGAACATGGCCATACAGATTTTGAATTAGATGAACTATCAGGAAAACTATTTTCAGAAGCATCAATCAGGAATCTTCTCACAAATCATGACTAATTCAGAAAACATAATGTGAATTTTGGCTTTGAAATCTGTTTTCCCAGTAGAGTGGGAAATAGAATTTCGAATCATTGCAGCGGATATAATAGAGTTTTTTTCAGTTCCATTAATTATTTCATTTTCTTCTAATACATCTGTAAATCTACCAATAACTCTCTTATTGCTAGGAATAGTATAAAACTTTTCTTTTCCTAAACTTTTCATAATGAGAAGCTTCAATGCTGTTTCGATAAGTCTTCCTACAACCAAAGCTGAAGATAGGTATAATTCATTTTTAAAACAAAGGAAAGCTTCATGGAGTTCCGATTTAAAATTATCATCATTCACTTTATCTAGCAGTGGTCGGTATTTACTAATTGAAATTGGTAAGTCTGGTATGGATATGAAATCTTTGGTGTGATAACCGATAGTTTCATGACGATCTTTGTTAAAATTATCATATTCTTGTTTAGCAAAATAGTGCCCCGTCTCGTAATCGGAGCTATCAAATCTTAAAGTGGTTAAATTCGAGAGAGATAATGGTTCTTTTATGTAGAGATCTTTTTCTTTAATGCCCACTATTTCTGTAATTTTATTAATAATAACAGTTTGTTCTCTTCCAATTGAGCTTGAGAAGAAATCTTTAGGTAATTCTCTTTTTTCTATAACTAGTCCTTCATAGGATCCTTTCGTTACATATGCAATTCCTATTAAGTCATCAAATTCAATGGGAACATAAATGAATTTAATTCCCGAATAGAGACGAAAGTATTCACTATGTAATTCATAGATGTCTTGGTAATAAAGGTCAACTTTTTCTTTGTAACTTTTCCAAATGTATTCAAGTCGGTCTTCGATATTTTTATAAACAGAAAAATATAGCTTTTCTTTCTCCAAGTATTTCTCCTCCCTTCCAATTATCTTTTTGATAAATGCATTGTGTTTTTTATGTATTTTAAATATACATTTGAAGCGAAGTTGCAGAAATAAAATTCTTCTTCAATGGATTTACCCTTCTCGTATAAGATAGTTGTATTATCATTTAGGGTATGGCTATGTATTAGACAGAGCTTACTTAATGCGTCTTTGTCTAATATTTCTATGATGTAGCTACTATTCATTTTGTTATTATAAAAGTTATGAATGTTAACAATCATCATACTTATTACGATTGGAAAACATATTATAAAATATATTAAGTCTAAAGACTTATCTCCATATATGAAAGCATAGTAGACAAATGGGTATAAAAGCATACTACTTATAAGAGCTAAGCTTGAAAAAATTAAGTTTAATCTTCTCAATTTCATTTTGGTTTGAATAGAACATAGATTAACAATAATAGTAATTAAGATGAAAATTGAGAAGAATATAAATATGCACATTAACAATAGTGCAGGCCAGCCATCAAATTTTGCAGCATTGTCTTTTGGATCATAGTTATGATAACTTACCGCTAGTATTGTAGAAGGGGATAAGTAAAAAATAAAGATATAAAGTAAACAACGAAAAACGGAATGCATAAAGTTAATTTTATGTACATCTTCTTTGTTAATAAAAATTTTGTCGAAATCTGTAATGTTTTTTACTTTGAAATACATGTTATAACATAGTGCTATTAAAGGGATAATTATTGTAATGATAGGGCCAGCTACTTTTAAAGATTCAACAATATCCATAAGCAGTATTCTCCTAACTTATAAAGTTGTATTTTAAATTCATATTAATAGCTTTTTAAACGAGCAAAACTTTCTGGAATTCCATAGATTTCAGCTATTTCTTGAATTGATAGATTTGTATCTTGATATTCAGAAATCATTACATCAGGTAACAAGAGTTCGACTGCAAATGTATTTGCTTCGATCTCTAATCGATCTACAGAAAAAAAGGTTTTATTTCGTAAAAATGGAGTATTAGCTTTTGGGTGTAATAGAGCATGTCCTAGTTCGTGAGCACAGACAAAGCGTTGTGTGGTTTCATCAATCCTATTATTAATATGAATGAATTTAAAGCGTTTATAAGTGTTGTAAAAACCAAGAGTATTCCCAAGGTCTTCGAACAACACTATAATATTTTTTCGTTTAGCAATTTCAAAGGGGTTTTTTGTGCCGTGTTTTTTTACTATTTTGAGTACGTATTCTTTAATCTTCATTTCTCGCTCCGTTCAATCTTTTTTGTACTTGTTTGGAGTGAATTTTTGTTTTGCTAATTGTTTTGCCATGCGCATAGAGTTTTCTAGAGAAATACGAATCATTTCTTTTGTATGGTCGTCTATTGGTTCTCCGTCAAACATTAATGCTTCATCGCTGTTTTCTAGCTCTTCTAATGTTTTTTCTAAATCACGTGCGATATCACGTTCTTCCTTAATTGATAATTTAGATTGATTATTAGATACCATTTCTTTTGTTTGTGTTCTATCTAACAGATAATCTGTTGATACCTCAAAAAAGTCTGCAATTTTCTTTAAAGTATCATAATCTGGTTCACGCTGACCTTGCTCATAATTAGCTAATTTTCCTCTTGAAAAGCCCAAACGATCAGCGAGTTCATACTGACTTAGTTTTTGTTTTTTTCTAAGTTCCGAAATCTTTTTTCCAAGCATAAACTCTTCCTTCTTTCTAAATAAGAATAGGCGCTTTTTATTAATTATAGAAACGTTTAGTTTCTAAATCTACAAAGGAAACGAAAAGTTTCTAATAAATATTGACAGAAACGATTTGTTTCTTTATATTAGAGATGCAAGGAAACAAAATGTTTCTTTTGGAGGTGGTATATTGAATAAAAAAAGAAATAAAATGATTGAATTTAGAAGGAATCAATCAAGAGCAGTTGTAGCAAGGTATTTGAAAATTACGCCTCAAATGTTAGGGGCAATTGAACGTGGTGATAGAACGCCTTCATTAGAATTAGCTAAAAGAATAGCTGATTTTTATAAAACCACAATTGATTATCTTTTTTTTAGTTAAAAAGGAAACAAAATGTTTCTTTAAGGGGTGAGAAAATGCCATCAACTAACATGGCAGTACCAACAGATCAGTCGCATAAACATATAAAAAGAACTTCAAGAGGTGACACCATGAGCCAACAAGAAGAATATGCGGCGACTTATGAATTTGGGAAAACGAAAGTCCATGTTGTGGCTCCTGAGCCAAAATCAAAAAAGGATATTGATAAAATCCGTCAAGCATATTACAAGGCTGGTTGGGCCATCATCAAAGAGATACAAGTAAAAGCAAACGTTGAGGAGTAGTTCCTCTCTTTTTATACGAAAAGTAGACAAGTTACATATGTACTAAGTTCATTGTAACCATTTGAAAACTAAATATGGAGGCGAACAGATATGGGAACAAGCATATACTGCAATTCAGCAATAGGAGAATTATTACAGAATGCTAGAGAATGTTGTGACAATGTTCAGCTGAAAACGAAGAAAGGGCTATCTAAGAACCTTGGTATTACACATGAAAGATTAACCCGAATTGAATCTGGACTTTCTAAACCAGAATTTGAGCTTGCGATGGATTGGTGCCATGCGACAGGAGCAAAGTTGAACCAACAAGCAATCAAACATATTTATGGTGTTGGGTTACCGCCTACAGATCCACGCTTAACTCAAGATGTGAATTTACAACTGATGAACTACATTAAACAAGCTGAAGAGGGGATTGCGGCAGCAAAGGAAATCATGAATTTACAAGTTACAACAAGGGCATGGAAGCATGATGAAAAACAGAAACATGAATACGCAGTTCATGCAAAAGAAATCTTCGATACAATCCAAGCTACTCAATGTGTAGTTCAAGCTCTTGAACAAGTTCATTTTGGCATTATGGAACAAATACAAAGAAGTTGGTTGCAAAAGGCTATGGCAGAAAACGTTATTATTCAATCGGTGGATAGTTTAATGAATTTAACAAAGGTGCTGTAAAGGAGGAAGGAAAATGACAGTAGATTATAAGAAACCGAGTCTAAGAGAATACAAGGAATTAATTCGATATGATGCAAAACTAACGGGTGAAATTAAAATAGCAGAATTACTTAATGAGGATTCAAAAACAGTTGAGTTAAAGCAAGAGAAGAAATTATTGGGGATTCGGATCAAGATTATCGAAGCATCATTTATTTTGAAGCATAAATGGGCAAAAGAAAAAGCTACCGCCTAGGAAACAGTAGCTCTGAAAAATATCGTAAAGCAATTATAACATTTTATAAATCATTTGGACAAGCCACTGTGCTTGTCGTTATGACCAGAAAGGGATTGTTCCTCCCATACCTCTACAATGTTCCTTTCTGGTTGTAACGATGCGTACAGCATCAATTTAACAAGAAAGAAGGTGTGAACCATGACTGGGGTAAAGAAACAATGTTCAGAATGTAATAATGTTAATCCTTCAGATGCAAATTATTGCGAAATGTGCGGTAAGAAATTGAATTAAAAAAGCGGTGTTTTAAACACCGCTTAACTGCATTGCAACAAAATCAGCCGGATCCATTTGAGCTTGTTCGGCAGATTCTAAGAGTAAAAATGTTTCTGAACCACAGAGTTCACAATAATACGCATCCGGTGGGTTTACATGATGGCATAGATTGTCGGGATCAGCGCAAGGATTGTAAAGGTATGTACCACACTTTTTACAGTGTGTAGCAATATCAGAAAAATCATCATTACCACATTTCATACATGAAGAAAGTCTTAATGATATATCCTCTTGCATAAATTGACACCTCCTTTTGTCAGTATCAATTTTACAGGCAAAAGGGAAAAGTTTCCACAAATAAGTTCAGACAAGCTTGTGCTTGTCGTTATGACCAGGAACGTTGTTCGTTTAACGGCTTTACTTTTCTGGTTGTAACGATGCGTACAGCATCAATTTAATTAGAAAGGAGATGTAATTCATGAATGATAAAAACAATCGTCTTCATGATCTAGTTCTTCCAGGAGATTTTTCGTTTGCAAATAAGCTTCATACCTGTATGGATGCATGTATTCATAAAATGTTTAATGCAGAATCGAACGAAGAATCAAATCACTGGGAAGAAGAGCTGAAGAGATGTATAAGGGAATTTAAAATGCTTCGTGATACAAAAGAGGAACATGAGGCATCGATGAGTTATCGTGTAGTGATTAAAGATTTAAGAGCAGGAGGAGTTAATGCTTCTTTAGTAAAACGTAGAAAATAAAAAAATCTATCACTTGGCAGAGTGATAGACAAACGGTCTTGCAAAAGATCTTAGGATTAATTATATCAAATTAGCATTCATATAACAACGGGGTGTGTTGCATGCTTTTAGACAAGTCATTACATAGAGTGTTGCTGAATCCTAAATTGTTTCAACAAGCAACATCAGAGCAACACCTAATTTACTTAGTAAAACAATATCTCAAAATAGGATACAAGAATTATCGCTTATTACGTGTAGAGGACGGATTCGCGATATGTAAACGGGAGGATGAATAATATGGCAGTTTATAGACCAGTACATGTTTCATTTTGGCAGGATTCATTTGTTTTAGATCTTACACCGGAGGAGAAGTATTTCTACTTATATTTGATGACAAACAGTAAGACGTCTCAATCAGGAATCTATGAGCTTCCACTTCGTATCATTGAAACTGATACAGGATATAACCGTGAAACTGTTATGAAGCTATTAGAACGTTTTGCTGAGTATGGAAAAATTAATTACAACCAAAAAACAAAAGAGTTGTTCTTAATCAACTGGCTGAAATTCAATCCGATTAAAAATGTAAACATTGAAAAGTGTGTTTTAAAAGAGATTCAATCTGTGAAGGACCAAGATTTCTTAGTTGACTTCTATGAAACTTGTTTGCAATTAGAAAAAGAGCAAGATTTTAAAATTCCTCGTATTAAGGAGTATTTATCAGTCCGTTTAGAGGGGCTTATAAGGGGCTTCCAAGACCCTAGCAAGGAAGAAGAAAAAGAAAAAGAAGAAGAAAAAGAACAACAACAAGAAGAACGCGCAGGCGCGGAAGAAGTTGTTGAGGTTAATCCAATTTCTTTTTACGAGAAAAACTTCGGATTCATTACACCTTTTATCGCAGATGGTATTTATGCTTGGATAGATGATTTAAATGCAGAGCTAGTTATTAAGGCTATGGAGATTGCTTTAGAGAAGAATACGAGAAACATGTCTTACGTAAATACGATTTTAAGAGATTGGCATCTTAAAGGTTTTAAAACAGTAAGTGATGTAGAGGTAGCTGATAAAGCATTTCGTGCTCAGCGATTAACAAAAGCGCAACAACAGACACAAGCTCCTTATCAACAAAAAGGGTTATCGGAATCTACTAAAAACGTAATACAGCAGCAACAAGCATGGGAGCAGAATATTCCGACAGAAGAAGAACTTGCAGTACTTAACCAACAGAATGCGTGGTTGGCCAAATGAGTAACGATATGATTCGCAATGTAGAAGCTGAACAAAGTGTTTTAGGTAGCATTATCCAAGAAGGCGATTTAATTAAAGATTGTCAGTTAAAGGTAAAACAGTTTTCTTTACCAACGCACCAAGTGATTTTCAAAGCAATGAGAGAATTAGAGGATGCTGAGATTCCGATAGACCTTGTTGCTCTCATGGGGAAATTTGAAGACAGTTTTATGAATCAAATTGGTGGTATTGCGTTCTTTGTAAACTTAACTGAAGTTGTTCCAACGACAAAGAACTTTTCATATCACGAAGGTTTAATTATCGAAGCTTGGAAAATGAGACATGCTCAAGAGGTTGCTGGTAATTTATATAATCGTCTTCAGCAAGAAAGAGATATGAGCGCTATTAGTACTTCGATTGATGAGTTAAGCGCCATTGAGGAAACAGGTTATTCAGATGAATTTAATTTAAAGGAAACCCTAGTTGATCTGTATAAGAACATGCAAATTGATGTAGGAGATTTAACCGGTATACCAACTGGTTATGACGACCTGAACAGAATGACAGCAGGGTTACAAGAAGGTGATTTAATCATTGTCGGTGCCCGTCCTTCAATGGGGAAAACAGCATTTGTATTAAACGTTGCTTTTCATGCAGCAAGTGCTCATACAGCAACAGGAATCTTCTCGCTCGAGATGGGGGAAGAACAGCTACTTAAGAGGATGATTTCAAGTACTGGAAATATTGATGCTACAAAATTAAAGAATCCTAAGAAGCTATGTAATTTAAAGGACTGGGAAAAAATTAGTCAGGCAATGGGATTAATAAATGATTTGCCATTAGAAATTTACGATAAAGCAAATGTCACGATGCAAGAGATTTACGCTAAAACTCGGAAACTAAAGCGTAAGTACCCTGATAAAAAGGTTTTAATTGCAATTGATTATTTGCAGCTTATTGTGGGCGATCCAAAGCATCGAGGGAACCGCATGCAAGAAATCGGTGAGATTAGTCGTAAGCTAAAGCTTATGGCAAGAGAATTAAATGTATGTGTAGTGGCATTATCGCAGTTAAGTCGTGCTGTTGAGAGTAGGCAAGATAAGAGACCTTTGTTATCAGATTTACGTGAGAATGGTCAAATTGAACAGGATGCGGATTTAATCGCATTCTTATACCGTGAAGACTACTATGACCGCGAGACGGAAAATAAAAACATAACGGAAATTATTTTAGCGAAACAGCGAAATGGTCCAGTTGGTGTTGTTGAACTAGCATTTATTAAAGAATTTAGTAAGTTTGTAGGCTTAGAATGAAAGTTTGATAGACAACAGGAGGCGTAATGATGCCCAAACAACTAACAATTTTTGATGTAGAACCAGTTGTATCATTTGATCTCAATAAAGCTCAGGTCCATCGTTTGAATTCAAAACTACGGTATGCAGATGTAGTTGTACAAATACCACGCCAAGCAAAAGCGATTGATGAATTAAAACCGACGACAGCGCCTGATGAACGTTATGAGTTGTTTGAAGATTACACAATTGGAATTTGGCGTTACAAACGAGCGGAGGATAAACAATTTGTATGGGAAGAGGCAGAAAAAATGTGTAAGCAAGCAAGGGATGAAAAAAAGCCGATTCCAATACGGCTCCATTTGTCACTTGAACAAGCATTTGTTCCAGAAAATGTTGTGCAATATCTATAGACAAATAAAAAAAGCTGAGATTACTCTCAACTTACTTCGACAAAATAATTATAACATATGGGAGTGATTTTGGTGGGAATTAGAAAAGAAAATCTTGTTGAAATGACAGCTGAAATAGATTTGAAAATAAACGGAATATATGTTGTTAAAAATGGTCAGGTCCAACTAATAGAGCCACCTCACAGTGGATTTGGTGAACAATCATTTGTATATCAAAGCGGAAAAGTAATTCGGATGGAAGAGCGGAAAACACAGTTGCTTTAATCAGACTTGAATTTTATTCAGGATAGGGATTTAGTACAACAAAAAGAAAAGAGAAAATCCCTGCAGGGCAGGGATTTTATAGGAGAGATATTGTTGTCGTACAATGTCGAAATTTGGCGTATTCGACGATTTAATATTATCACGAATTTTTAATAAATTATGATGGTTGATGTGTCAGAAATGTGTACGGTTTTCATATAAAAGCGTTATTTTATAAAAATGTGGAAAGAGCACACAGAAAATGAGTACTCATAACAATCTAAATTATTTTAAGGACCATGATATATCATCAAGGGCTTTATAAATATAACTATACATGCGGTAAAAGAGATACTTTGGATTGTATTTTTGTTTCCAGTTCATAATAATCACCTCTCATACAAATAATTTAATTATATTATACAGTTATTAATTTGAATGTTAAGAAAACCAGATGCGAATTAAGGTGAATTTAAACAAAATAGTTATTTGAAAAGAGTTCAGCCCCTAACGGTGCGCGTCTAGGGGCTGTGATTAACGAACTCTGAGAAAAATTACATGAGTTTAATTAGTAAATATAACAATCGATCTCTCGCATTATAACACTAGGATAATTAAATGTGCAACTTAATATTTATATATAGTAATAGAAGCGAAGAAAGATGAGCGGTATAACAAATTTAGAATGCCCGCAGTGTGAGAATAAGTTATGGAAGTATGATCACGGAGAAACAATCAATTTAGAGTGCGACTTATTGGGATGTGATTACGAACTAGAGATTGACTTGGAAGAAGTCATTTCTATATACGCAAGAGATTAAAACAAAATTCTTATTTGACAAAAAATAAAAAGAGCGCTAGTCGAGAGCGCTCCTTATGCCTCATTATAACGGAAGTGACGAGCTCACGTTATACAGAAAGGTAGTAGTAGTGTATGTCAAAACATGAGATCGGTTAATGGATTTAAATAAAATTTTAAAAATAAAAAAGAGGACCTAGTAAACTAGGTCCACAATCGAAGTATCATCTTTAAAGTGAAAGTAAAAAGATTGATATGAGATGATTTTAACATAAATTATTAAATCAAGAAATAGCGATATTTATAAAATCCTTATTTTAAAGCTAAAGAGTATCTTGTAGAGCACTCCTTAGGATGCTTATGTTCAATCTTAGATTGCTTTCTTGCTTGGAGAAATAAAATACTCTTAAACAAAGTTTAAATAGACAATCCAGCCCATAATTACAATATAAAACACCGTACCAAAGAAGATTAAAATGTATTTTAATGTTTTGTTCATATTAGTACCGTCCTAAAAGAAGATAATTTGGATTTTAATATGATACGTAAAAAAGGTGCATTTATACCGGGCAGGGTGATTAGCAAAAGTAAAACAAAATCGTTATTTTAAATGAAGAAGCCCTAGAGTTAGGGCTCTAGGGCTTCTTGTGTTGGTATAACTCACACGATTTTATAAAAAGAATAGAACGTACTGAAGATAACACATGAATGTTTCATAAATGTATCAGAAAAGTGAACAAAATCGTAATTTGAATAAAAAAATGGCTCTTACTATTACGTAAAAGCCCTAAGAACAGAGAAAAAGTCGTTTGTGAAACCATATGGGAATCACAATAACATTTTAACACCTAAATATATAGTTGTCTATATATCTCGGGTGTGATAGGACTGAACAAAAACGCTATTTTACACAACAAAGCAGCTAGCCGAAGTAGCTAACTGCTCGGTTGTACAATTTTAGAAGTTCGCTGGATACAGATATATGTTGTAACGAAAGTTACAACTATAGTATAAATAAATATCAAAATATTATGCATGAAAGAAAACGAAATAAAAATTCTATTTAACACAACAAGGCAATCAGCTTAATTAGCTAACTGCTTGTTGTACAAAAAAATTAGGCCCTACAAGTTAAGATGTGTAACTTAAAGTTACAGTTATAGTGTTAGCAGGACTGGAAATGTTATACGGGGATTAAAGCAATAAAAATTTCATTTTAAAGTAAAAGAGCAGTTAGCTTTTAATAGCTGCTCTGCTCTAAATTTGTTGCTGGCTGTTCATTTTGACGATTTACTTGCGCACTTAGTTTAATTAGCAAATCGCGGTCTATAAGCAAGACATCGTTAGCGTTAGCTAATTTACGTGCTGGCTCAGTGAAATAGTTATTGGTTACAACCCATGCGTGATTAGCACTATAGTAACCTTTTGCTGCAACAATTTCTTGAACTGCTTGTAGACCAACTTTACTACTGTAGCGCTTTGCTTGCACAAGTATTGTTTCGTCATTATTTTTTAGTATTAAATCGGCTCCAAAGTCACCAGAAGCTTTTGTAACTTCTGTTTGGTATCCGAACGCCTGATATAAGGCGCCTAAGTATTCCTCGAACTGCCGACCGTTCATTTGATCGATTTGATTAATGTTAGATTGACGGAGCTCTTCCATATAAATTCTATGAGCTTTAAGTTGTTTTTTATAGTAAAACACAAGTATAAAAACAATTAGCAATGTAGGAATAAGTACTATGGGTGAAAGTAAAAATTTTAATAATATCCAGATAAAAAGATCAGGCAATTATTACATCTCCTTATTTAATTAAATATCGTAATCAATTTATTATACTAAAATTTTCATTTGGAATTAATAAACTTTATAACAAAATAATCCTTTTGTTAAAGGTACAACAAATGAAAAAAGAGATGGGAATCATCTCTTTTATATATATAAGTTATTTATTTTTTGTAACCAAATAAAACGCTAAGAGTTTGATACCTTTCAATTACAACTGTTCTTCTATCCAGTTCAAGCTCTTCATGTATTGGTCCTTCACTATGAATGATTTTTAATAATTCATCACCTTGTGTAGGAGTAAGGATATTTAAAAATTCCTTTATAGGTTTTTCAACAGCGGAAACATCATTATGAATAAGCATTTTTGTTTCCCATACACTTCCATCTTGTATAAATAAATCCATTATATTAGACGTGGGATTCCCTTCTTTTCCATATGGGTTATATGTATAACGAAGGTCATTAAGGAAGAATCCATTTTCTTCAGCTACATGTTTTAATTTATTTGCATTGTTTTGTTGTTCTTGTTCAGGTGTTGGATTTTGGTCTTTGAAGATAGATTTATACATAAATGTAGCAAATTGTTCTCTTGTTACATTGAATTTTCCGCCGTATTCATACGGTCCAATCCCATCTGTTACACCATTTGAATATAAAGCTTTAATAGCTTCTCTAGCCCAGTGATTATTTGGAACATCATTGAATGGCGTTCCTTTTTTCACCTCTAAATTAAATGCATGTTTTAAGATTACCGCCATTTCATAGCGAGTCAATGTATCATCTGGTCGGAATTTATCACTTCCATCACCAACCATGATTCCTGCTTGTGCAACAGCTTTGATACTATTTTCAAACATGTGATTCTTAATATCGTTATAAGATATTTTTTGTGATCCGTTATCTTTTAAATTGAAGTAACGAGCCATAATGGAAGCTACTTGTCCACGAGTTACGTTATCTCCAAATCCAAAAATTCCATCTCCATATCCTCTAACTATTCCTTTATCATTTAAATAATTTATGGAATTTTCAGCCCAGTGTCCGCTTGGTACATCTGTAAAATGTTTGGTTTGTGCGTGCGTTGTAGTTGTTGCTCCGAATAAAGTTGCTGTGATTAAGCCGGTTGCAAGTACGTTTTTTAAGTTCATTACTATTCCTCCTAGGTATATGAAACATGAATTGAGCATAATTTATATACAGTGTCTTCAAGTGACAATCACTCATGTTTGCTGAATTTTGACATTATAATATTAACATTTAATATTATAATGTCAAATTTTTGAAATTTTTCAGATGGATGCTATTTTGAAAAATAACGAGATATAGTATCAAAGAAAAAGTGTTAGTCGGAGGTGGAGTTTAAATTAGAGGTGAGGGGTGTTAATCGAGGGGGAGATTATTTAATAAAATAATCCTCTTAATTTAATAGGGAAAGGGGATGGACAAGCAAGAGTCGGTGAAATGACAGTTAAACAAATAAGCATAACCCCGTTCTAATAGTAGAATGAGGTTATGCTTATTTGTTTAATCTTGATGTAAGGGTACTTTACTACAATAAAAAATACCAATAAAGTTGTTTGAAAATCTGAGCTTTATTCAACGACAGCGCCCTTTATTAAAATAATTCAATTCCTCATTTCTAAAATCAATTCTTACTATCCCTTAGTTACAAGCAATGCCGTCTCCATTTCTATCCAAACGATGGTCTCCGAATCCAGCTGCTTTTGATTTTTTCATGAATTCAGTTGCTTCAGTAGAACTACTAAAATCGGAACAATCTCTATCTTCTTTGAAATTATAATTTGGAGTAGATGAGTCTTTCATTTTTTCGCTGCTTTTAGATTTGTCTTCTTCCACTTTTCTTTTTGCAGATTCTTCCTTCGCTTCATCTTGAGCTTTCTTCATATTTTCTTCCATTTCTTTTATGTACTTCTTACCTTCAATTTCTCTTTGTTTTTCTTCTAACTCTGTTTTCTCCATCTGAGCTAGGTGCCGTTGATAAACACAGGGACCGATAGACCAAACTGCTAATAAAATTAGTATTATTAGTATAAGGATTCCTTTGGCATATGTTTTTTCTTTTTTCTTTCTATAATAGCACCATAATATTACGAGAATAATTGCAAGAAATAATAAAAGATTCCAAATTGAACTCACAATGCATTCTAATATAAGCATAAATGCATAAATACAGCCCAATATAAGCAATAATTTTAGTACTTTTATAAAATCCTTAAATTCCTTTTCTTTCATTTTGTTCCCCCATTAATAATTTGATCAATTAGTACTAATCAATTTTATTTGTAAGCATTCAATAAGTAAATCAGAAAAATATTCCATAAAAAGTAATATTGTGGAATTTCATTATAGTTTTCAAGTTATTAAATAAACCCCTTTAAAAAGTTAAAAATACATAAGAAAATGATATAATAATAGCAATTAAACATTTTGTCCTACTGGAAGAACCAGCGGACACTGAACTACAAAGAGCATTAGGAATATTGTTCTGTAGTTTGGTGTCCGCTTTTTGTATGTTATTAACCAAATAGACAAGGAGCGTATATATATGAATCAATTAACTTTCTTATCTAAAATTGATCGCACAGCAACACAGGAGAAATTAGAGGGTCTTCTTGAAGAAGTGCGTATTTACAAACAGTTCGGAATGGTTCGAGAAGAAATGAAAGTCACTCCTTCATATGAAGTGAGATATCATGGCCCTACAAATACAGTGGGAAATCCATTAGAAGATGTAGCTTTAGAAAATATAAAGCGTAGTGAACGTGAGCAATACCTTAAAAATATGTCATTCCGCATTGATCAGTTTCTAAGCCGTTTAGGTAATGGGCGTGCAGGAAAAATTCAGAGAGACATCATTAATAAGCGTTATTTAGAAGAAGAAGACATTTGTGATTATATGATTTATAACGAAATTGGAATGGCTGAACGCACTTATCGCCGTTGGAAGTCTAGAGCGTTTTATAATTTAGCTTTTGCTCTTAGATTAGAAGTGTACGAACAAGAGGGTGGTGAACAAGAATGAATTTTGTTCAACCTATTCGTAATCCAGAACAGATACAACAAATTAAGGAATACCTGAAAGAAAAGAATGAACGGAATTACATCTTGTTTGTAATGGGAATCAATACAGGCTTGCGTATAAGCGATATCCTAAAATTGAGAATTGGAGATTTAAAGGGGAGTCATATTTCCATGCGTGAAATGAAGACGGGTAAGCAGAAGCGGATTCAAATAACTGCAGCATTGAGAAGAGAGTTAAAGTGGTATATTGAAGATATGGAAGATCATGAGTATATAATTAAGAGCAGGCAAGGGAAGAATCGACCTATAGGAAGAAGTATGGCATATAAAATACTTAGTACTACAGCAGCCAAGTTTGGTTTAGATGAGATTGGAACGCATACACTTCGTAAGACATTCGGATATCATATGTACATGCAGACAAAGAATATAGCCTTGCTAATGGAGATATTCAATCATTCATCTGAAAGGGTAACGTTAAGATATATAGGTGTAAACCAAGATGTAATGGATAAAGCAATGCGTAAGTTTAAAATATAAGGGCATTAAAATTATTGGAATATTTTATCAAATTAGTGCGGAATATTAAGATAATAAATTTTTATACTTTTTTTGCATAAATTATTGATTTTTGTATTGATATCTCTGTATTCAGAACCTTATCAATCATATTTAATTAATAAATATACGTAATTTGAGAAAAATGTAATGTTTTGTAATTTTTTCTATATTTACTCTTTTGTTCGTTATCCCTAAAATGTGAGTTGTAAAGGGTAATAAGCTTTTCAAAAAGTAAATATGGAGGGATTTTTAAATGGAAAAAATGAAAAAATTTGTAGGAATCGCATTGGCTGCTACAATTGGATTAGGTGGTTTAAGCATGCTAACATCGACAAATGTAAGTGCAGCGGAATTGGAGAAACCTATTTCTAATGTTCAAACTCTTGCTGGTGCAGTTATTCTTGATGAAGGAGAATTTTCTTTTCCTAATAATGGGACAAGTCAAGATATAACGTATAATATTAAAAGTAGCATGGGGGATGAAGTGAATTTTTGGTTAGATAATACAGTTTTAAATACTGACTTGCAATTCAAGGTGTATACCCCGAATGGGAAAACACTTTCCCCTTCTAAAGTTTATGCTTCAGGAGCCGTTAACTACAAATTAAATGTAGATTTAAATTCTTATGGATATGGAAAATATAAAGTGAAAATCTTTTCTCCTTCAGACACTAGAGGTGGAGAGTACGGATGGAAAGTTAGAGTTTTCTAATAGCGATAGAATATTTACGAATTAAATATCATGAGCAATAGAGAAAAGCACAAAATCTATGAAAATAGATTTGTGCTTTTTTTGTAAATCTTTAAAAGATATTCATATAAATGCACTTAATCAAATTGTAGCAAGTGTGTAACTCGAAATATAAAACAGTAAAAAAATAATGATATCAAGTGGTTGAGAGATTAAAGTAGTTACACAAAATATAAGATATGGGTAACTAAGTGCTGTTAAAAGATTGATACTATTTGTTAGAATTAAAATAGTAAGGAGTTGAAAAGATGAGGACCTATAGTGTCAAAAAGCTATTTATAGAAGGGCTAGAAGAGGAAGTCAATTATAATCAAGTTTATTTTAAGATACATGGCGACAAGGATTGTAAATGGACAATGGACATTGAATATTCAGGTTCAAAAGATTTTTTTATAATGGCAGCATATTATGGTAGAGAAGTGGAGGTTACATTCTCTACCATTTATGCAACTGACATTAAAGGCATTGCTGAAGTTAAAAAAGTACAGGTTAATAATAACTATGTTCAATTAAGTGGAATCGGACTATTGTAAGTAATGATAACGGGAATAAAATAAGTGGCAGAGTCGTGACCGCTTTTTGGCAGGAAATGTGCCGGTTGTTTTGGAATCAACGTGATATATTTGTATTGTGAGAAGTGGCGGAAAACATTTTTCACTTTCCTTTATAATTCAAATGGATCGTTAGGCTATGGGTGATGGTTGAGGGTTGAATGAGATGTTCTTTCTTGTTTTCAATTCCAAAATCAAAATCTGTTGTGTAAACGTGGAAGAGCCTTTGCTCTTCTTCCAGTTACTTAATAATGTACAAACAAATTGATGCAGCAATATTAGGTGATTGGAAGAAGGAAAAAATTTCGTTTACCGTAATAGAAATACAAATAAATAATTTATATCAGAGCATCCATTCAGGTGCTTTTTCATTTGATATGCTAATTAATCACAAATCGGTATTCCGAGTACTCTTAGAGCTAATGCTACTTGAAGAGAAATCTCTAATCTAGCAATTTCGATACCAGCTACTGTAAGAACTAAAAAAGGCTGGTCATTTACACACAAAACAAACTCAACACAACCCAAATATTATAAATTAATAGCAAGAATCAAATGATTCCTGCTTCATGGAGTGCTCGGATTAAATCAGCGATGGCGAAGATGAATCCAGTGAAGTAGAATTCTCGTTCTGAAATCCTAGTTTCGTTTTGTAATTCTGTTTTTGTAAATTTCATTTTCATAACCTCCCTTCTAAAGAGATAGGCGCACGACTTCTCTTACATGGGTATATACAGACTAAAAAGAAATTAGTAACAAAAAACAAATAAAAATAGATATAGTTAACAAGGTGAAGTTTATGCAGGAAATAACGAGTGTTTTAAGGTGAAATTAGCGTAAAATCAACGATGCATAAAAGATATTGTAAGTGGAAGTTAAGAGGAGTGCTACAAACGTTGATATGACGACATATTTCCCGAAAACCTTGTTAACATAAGTAACCTTATCGGTAGTTATTTTGAATATCTATTCATTTCCCATGCATACAACAAATTTCCTACTACTATTTTTAAAATAAGATTCTTTTTGTGCTAAGATGGATAAAAAAGGATGGTTTTATGAGTTTTATATCGGTTGTGTTAACAAAGGATTTCATATCAGTGATGGCGGATGGCATGGTTAGTAAACAAGAAGATGGTAAAATTACTGAACTTAAGTTGGATTATAAGAAATTCAAAAAAATATCAAAGTATCAATTTGTTACATTTACAGGTGCAGTAAGGATTTTTGGAAATATAGTTAGTAAATATACGTATAAAGAAGACCCGTATGATTTAGAAATTGTTGCAAATGAAATTAAACAATTGTTACTGCAAGAAATCAGAGGTAACAAGCTTGCTGGTCAAGTAGTTGTAGGCGGCATACAAAGCGGTGATATAGTTGCGTATACAATTACGAGTGATAATCAAATAAATGGGTTTTATAAGCCGATTGGTTCAGAGTTAGCACATTTGCATTTAACGAGCGATTATATAAATCCTAAAATAAAAGAAAATGTATATAATTTATTTATCGATTTTTGTAAGAGGACTAATAATATAGAAGAATCACAGGTATTGTTGAATAAAGTTGTGGCTGATAATGATCCAACAGTTAATAATGAGGTTCAACGTTTGTTAATTGAACTTTAAAGTAGCGAATTTGCTACTTTTTTATTTTGCATAGAAAAAGGAACCCCTAAGGATTCCTTTTTCTTATTCCGATCTATCTTAAGCGCATATAAGATAATGTTATTTTACATCTTAATATTAGGAATTACAATAATTAATTAAGGTTTACCGTGAGGTGGTGTAAATGGAAGAAGAAACTATAAACGTTCCTACATGCTCTGTTTGTAATGAACCCTGCATGTGGACATTAAAAATGCCATTAACTATTACTCATTTTGATAAAACATATATCCGTGAAGCTACAGATAATGCTCATATATGCATTGAGTGTTTAGAGAAAGAAGTGCAAACAATTAGATAAGGGGGCAGGTGTTATGTAATTATGGCCAGACAACGAAGTCCAGACCGTAACAAAGCGTATGAAATATTTAAAGAACATAATGGCGATATTACGAATCGTAAAATTGCCGAATTGTTGTCTACATCCGAAAAAACTGTTAGTGAAAAAACGGTTGGCGGATGGAAATCCAAAGATGAATGGATAGATAAATTAAATGGAGTACTCCGAAAAAATAAACGGAGTACTCCAAAGAAAGATGCGGAGTACTCCAAAAAGAAACCAGGAGCACCCAAAGGTAATAAGAATGCTGTAAATAATCGTGGTGGAGCAAAAAAAGGCAATAAAAACGCTGTCGGTAATTCCGGTGGTGCTGCTCCACTACGTAATGGTAATGCTGCTACTCATGGTTTATATAGAAAGTATTTGCCGCAAGAATTATATGATTTAAAAGAAGAGCTAGAGGAAGCCATTAACAATGATCCATTATCAATACTATGGGAAAGTATAATGCTGCAACATGCTCAAATCATTCATGCCCAACGTATTATGTTTGTTAAGGACAATCAAGATATGACAAAAGAGCTGCGTAAGAATAAACTTAGTGAAAGCGGATTTGAAGAAGAGTGGGAGATTCAATTTGCTTGGGATAAACAAGCAAGTTTCTTAAATGCTCAATCTAAGGCGCTTTCTACCTTGTCTGCTCTTATTAGAGATTTTGATAGATTGGCAAATATAGATGATGAGAGACGTGCCAAACTTGAATTTATCCAGGTTCAAATCGACAAAATTAAATCTAATACTAATAATGATGATAACAATATAGAACCAGTTGTTATTGTAGACAATATCAGTGGTGATTTAAATGTCTAAAAAACAAATAGTCAATATACTTCCGCCAGCATTTCATCAAGTTTGGTTAGCCCGTAAATGCGAATCGATATTAAAAATTGTTTGTAAGGGCGGTCGTGGTTCGGGTAAATCTACTGATATATCCATTTGTATCGTTATGGACCTTATTCAGTTTCCTACTACGGTTCTTTGCATACGTAAAGTAAAGGATACAATAAGAGAATCCTGCTACGAGCAAATAAAAGAAGCGATAGAGCTATTAGGTGTAGAGCATTTATTTCGTTTTAAAGAAAGTCCAATGGAAATCATTTATAAACCACGTGGGAATAAAATCATATTCCGTGGTGCTGATGATCCTGCAAAAATCAAATCTATTAAGATAGCAAAGTATCCAGTTGCTATTGCATGGTTTGAAGAATTGGCCGAATTTAAATTAGAAGAAGATGTTTCTACAATAGAGAAATCTATTTTGCGTAAAGAATTACCGAATGGATTACGATATAAAATGTATTACTCGTATAACCCACCGAAGAGAAAACAGTCCTGGGTTAATAAGAAGTTTGAAACGCAATTCAAGCCAAAGAATACATTTGTACACCATAGTACATATCATGATAATCCTCATATTTCTAAACAATTTGTGGAAGAAGCAGAAGAAACAAAAAGGCTGAAACCACAGCAATATGAACATGAATATGAAGGGAAACCGACAGGCAGCGGCGTTGTTCCATTTAGTAATCTCACATTCAGACGTATTACAGATGAAGAAATTAAAACATTTGATAATATACGTCAAGGGATTGACTGGGGTTATGGGAATGACGCGCTGTCTTTTGGCCGTATGCATTATGATAAAACGCGCAGAAAGCTTTATATATTTGGTGAAATACATGGTGTTAAAATCAGTAACCGCTCATTAGCTGAAAAGATTAAACAACTTGGTTGGGATGATGTCGAGATAATTGCGGATTCATCAGAACCAAAATCAATTGATGAAATGAAAAATGATCATGGTATTAAGAGAATCAAGGGAGCAGTTAAAGGCCCCGGCTCTGTTGAATACGGGGAAAAATGGTTAGACGATTTAAAAGAAATTATAATTGACCCCGAACGTTGTCCAAAAACTGCAGGTGAATTTGAAAATATTGATTATGAAGTTGATAAAGACGGTAATCCAAAAAATAGATTACAAGATAAAGATAATCATAGTATCGATATGACCCGTTACGCATGTGAGGACGATATGAGTAAACGTAAAGTAGTTATGGGTGGGAAGGTTAAAAGAGTGTAGTCGGACATTAATTGTTCGGCTATTTCTTTTGCTCCTTATTAATAGAAGAAAGGAGGACATACAAACGTTATGAGCGACAAGAAAACCATAAAGAATGTAAAAGTATTCGGGATTAACAAAGCTGCAGACGATTCCAAAAATAAGGAAGACCACAGTAAACAAATGACCGTTGACCCATTTGCTCAAATATATGGTGATAAGGGATTAGTTAAACCTCCTTATGATATGGCGGTATTACTAGAAATAAAGGAAAGTAATCCTATTCATTCTGCTTGTATTAGCGCAAAAGTCGATGATATTGCAGGTGTCGGTTTCGACTTTGCTCCTTTTGAAGAAGTGAAAGAAGCAGCAAGCCAGGAGCAATATAAAAAGTTAAAGGAATTCATGCGGAATTGTAATCCAGAAATGACGAGTTCCGAAATTATAAGGGCTGTATGGGACGATTATGAAACAGTTGGATGGGGCATTATTGAAGTTGTTCGTAATAACAAAGATGAACCGTCGGAACTATACCACATTCCAGCTCAAACGGTTCGTGCTCATAAAGATAAAGTACGATTTGCACAAATTGTAAATAACAAAGAACGATGGTTTAAAAAGTTCGGTTATCCAGGTGATTATAGCCTTGTTGATGGTCGTCCTTTAGGTGAGAAGGATATTGCAGAAAACGGAACAGAAAAAGCCGGAGAAGTAATTGTTATACGTAAATTCGGTTCTCGTTCTTCTTATTATGGAATACCTAATTACGTTAGTTCTATCGGTTCAATAGTAGGCTCTCAAGCAGTGAGAGATTATAATATTAACTTTTTTACAGGAAAGACAATTCCGGATGCTCTGCTATTCCTTGAGGGAGTCGATGAAATAGATCAAGGAACGGAAGATGAATTAAAAGCGTTCTTCTCTGCAGAAACAAAAGGAGAGCATCATAAGTTAGCCGTTGTTCCTGTACCGCCAGGAGCAAAAGCTAGATTAGAAAAAGTTAGCCCGGATGTAAAAGAAGGTAGTTTCCGTTTATATAAGCAGGATAGCGCAATGGAAATATGCGTAGCGCACCGTGTACCGCCTTATCGTATCGGTTGGGCTATGACAGGTTCATTAGGGCAAACAACTGCTAAAGAAATGAACGAGATGTACAAGCGTTCTATTATTGAGCCTGGCCAAGAAATCTTAGAGCATCGATTGAATAATCAATTATTCCGTGTATTTACTGAAATACTAGGCGGTTTAGATTGGTATTTCAAATTAAACGAAATCGATACGGATGATCGTGAAGCTGATATGCAATATGCAGCTGATGGTTATGAAAAACGTATATTAACACGTAATGAATCCCGTAAAGTAGTAGGATATGAACCAGTAGCAGATGGGGATACATTCTTTGAAGGTGGAGCAGCTGCTTCTCAATTCGAACCTATTGCAAAATCTGCAGACAATGAGCAAGAAAACATAATTGCTATTAATACATTTAGGGAAAAGCATGAAGAAGTAGAGAAGGTTATGCAAAAGAAGGTAGCTGATTTTTTTCCGGACAGGGAAATAGGCTCCTAAACCTGCTTCCCGTAATTCCTATAAAGAAAGCAGATGAAGAGATTTATCTTGTAATTGCAGAAGCAGAAGTTGATGAATTTCTTGATAGTGTCGATTGGGATGAAGAACGACAAATGTTTGTTGATGAAGTTACAGACACGCTGCAGGATGATGTAACAGAATTTGTACAAAGTGCCATTGCATCAAACGGTTTAACTTGGATGGTATTAGATCCAATTGGTGACGTTGCTGCAAAATGGGTAGCTGCTTATGCTTTTGAATTAGCAAAAGGAATCCATGAAACCACTAAAGATAGATTAAGAGAGACAATGTTAAAAAATCTTAGTGAGGGAATGGGAGTCGATGCATTAAGTGTTTCTATTGCAGATGTAATGTCAGAAGCGAGCAACTACAGAGCGATGATGATTGCACGTACAGAAACAACATATGCAATGAATTACGGCAATTTAATCGCTTATAAGGGTGCAAATAGAAGTAAGAAAACATGGCTTACAGGAAACGATGAGCGTGTTTGTAAAGAATGTGGTGGTTTACATGGTGAAACGGTAGATATTGATGATCTATTTAGTAATGGAAAGATGTGTCCACCAGCTCATCCTCATTGTCGCTGCACTATGATTTCAGAAGAATAAAATACACCTATTTGATTGGGGTTTCATCGTCAAAACGTATACGGCTTTAAATTGGCTGCTATGCGTTTTGACAGTGGAACCCCAATATTTATAGGGAAGGAGGTAAAACGATGGGATACGAACTAAAAAACGCCAATATCAGTTATATTTCATTGGTTACAAAGGGCGCTAACGGTCGTCAATTTGCCATTATGAAGAGCGCAACTACTAAACAACCGAATATATCAAAACAAGTTCCAATCCTTAAAACAGAGGAAGAGAAGCAGCTTGTTACAGGTGTGGTATATGAACCAGATGTTGAAGATTCGCATGGGGATACAATGACTGCAGAGGAAATCGAAAAGGCTGCTTATACCTTTATGGAAAATTACCAACACATCGATAAGCAACATGATGAAATTGCTGGTAAAGGTACA